TTTGGTTCGAATCTCAAGTGTTTTGCGAAGGTCTTCAATTTCATTCAGAAGATCCACCTGACCATCGCCTCCATTTGCAAATCGCTTGAGAGCTTTAAGGGACAGACTTCGAATTATATCTTTCATTGTTTTCTTACAAATACATTTTAACCGCTGATTGTGCTTGGTTGCCCGTTCTGCACAGCAAGAGGAGGAACTAAAGAATAGTGGCTGATTGTTGGAAGTGTTCGCTTTTTGAGCTGGATGTCGATTGGCGCGTACATCACACCGTTTGTTTCGATCAAATGCCTAACCGCAGTTTTTCGAACTAGATATGCATGCGTACACATCGGGGGGACATGAGTGTGAGCCACGCCATCGCAAACCATTAGTAAATTAGGTTCAAGGCAGCAATGGCCAACAAAAACAAACTGCCAATCGTTTGGAAGCCTTTGAATCGTAGAAATAAGCTTCTCTTTAAAACCTTCGCAAAGCTCAACATCATCCTCGACAACAAGAAAATAATCGTCATCAAGGTACTCCATTATTCTCCAAATAATGTAATGGGACATTGAACACCCAAGAATACTCTGCACAATCTTGTATGGAGGCCCATCTTCGGGACGCCAATTTGGATAATCATCAAGATAAGATAACTTTGTATCCAATCCCATCTTTGAAGCGTGAATTGCGTCAAACAAATAAAAGTCAATTCCATGACTCTTCAAATGATCAGAAACCGTCTCCCGTCTTTGAGTTGCTGACTTAAGTGAAACACAAAATGTTGTTGGAAACTTCATTTGTTGGTTATTAAAACTGCTGATTTCTTGAATCCGCCAATGTTGAAAATTCTCAAGAGCTTGGAGTTCGGCCAGTACAACACGTTAATCGGCCTGTATCCTCCTGCATCTGTGTCAGAGTTTGATTCGCAATGGTCGTTTACCACTAAAACGTATTTATTTTTAGTCGCCTTGCTTAAAATATTGTCGCATTCAGAAAATGGAAGATGTTGAATTACATCTTTGATGTGAACAAAATCAAACAGCTCATCAACCTCAAAAATAGTTCCGTTAAAAAGATCGGTTCCAGACGGAGCTTTCGACTTCGCTATTTCAATCGCCCTATTGCTGACGTCGATTCCCTTGTATCGGATTCCGCTTAGATCAATCTGTTCCGCAAGCTGCCAATCACCACACCCAACATCTAAGAAAGACTTTACCCCAAGAGAGCGAATCAGCTCGTTGAGATAAGAAGCGTATTCTGTTGTGTTTGATTTGTTTGAGCCGGGTCCAGAGCCTCCCTTCCACCTATCTTCCCTGTAGATATCATCAAAGATATTTTGAAGCGTGTTCGCAATAGGCATTTTCTTTTTTATTTATAATTTCTTCAGTTAAAGAATTCATTCTAGGCGTGTGGTAAGACCTCCACAAATGCGCAATCACACATCCATCTAGCGAATAATTAGGTTCCCAATATTTTCCAGATTCGCAGTGAATGAAACCGAGCATCTCAAAATCAACCGCCTTGCAAAGACCCGGATTTTCCCGATGCAGCTTCCACGGAAATTGAACCGAGGTTTCATTCCATCCGGTGCCGTCAAACTTTTGCCATTCCTGAAGCCACTTCCACTGAAACTGACCATGCATCTTGCTGTACATGACAGCGTTGCAGAGGCCGATAGTTCCTTCGCCACAGAACTCGCGCCCTAAAACAGCGTCATGCTCAAGCCATTCCTTCGGGAAAGGAGCGAGCGTAATCGTGTCCGTGTCGGCGTAAACCCCACCCATCGCGTACAAAACCGAATGGCGAATTAGATCGGCGCGGTGCTGATACTTGGGAACAACCTTTCCGTTCCAAGTTTTGAAATCATCAACAAACATCACGCGAACCGGAACCTTCGCCTTCAGCTTTTCCCAATGCTCGCCAGTCGGCTCCTTGGGACACCAAAGAAAAACGCTCCAGTCTGGATTGTTCATCCATGCGGAAGCGATTGCGATTCTGTCGCAGATGTTGAAACCGTCATCGTGAAGACCGTGTACGAAGTGTATGTTTTTCATCCCTGACGTGACAAATTGGATTCCGCAGTTGCATTCGCTCGCTGAATATCAGCCGTTGTCTTCGCATTCCGGCGCGACAAATCTGCCATCGCCTTCGTGTTCTGACGCTGGATGTTGGCCATAGTCTCGGCATTCTGGCGAGCGATTTTCGCTTGAACCTCTGCGTTCATCACGGCTGTACGAGGATCGGAGCCTTGCTGAATCGCCATCGCTTGCTGCTGCTGCGCCATTGCCTGCTGCTGCTCTTGAAGCATCTGACCAAGCTGCTTGATAGTCTCGCCGAGCATTCCGAGCTGCTGGACGTATGCATCGACCTGCTGCTTGCGCGACGGATCGGTTGCCAGCCGCTGAATATGCTGCTGAACATGCTGACCAATACCCTGCATGAAGAGCATGATTTCCTCGGGATTGCCGCCACCTTGAAGCGAGGACGCTGCCTCGTTCGCTGCGCCAAGGTGAGTCTCGATGTGGATGATCTGATTCTGCGTATCGGTGACGATTGGCATGTTGCCCTGATGCAGCGACGCATGCTCCAGAACGGCCAGAGCGGCTTGATCTTGAGCGCGAGAAGATTGGAGCTGCGAGGGCAGATAACGATCCACCATCTGTTGGCCAACCTGTGCGGCAATATAGTCCTTGAGCAGGTTAATTTTGCCGCCCTCTGGCAGGGAACCGGACAACTGAAGAAGCGTTCCAAGAAGCTGTTGCTTCGCGAACTGAGAACCTTGGCCGACCGTACGAGTCGCCTCAACGTAGTCGATGTCCATCATCGCCTGCACCGGAACGCCACGCTCTTTGCAGCGACGCTGGAACTCGATGGCATCCTTGTCCGACTTGGTAATCGGATTGAGATTCGGATCTGAGGCACGGTTGTACCGCTCCTCAAAGAAAGAATCCAACTGGTTGTAATACCGACTCAACTGAGTCTTACCGATGGCCGATTGCTGCGACGAAATGATCTGCATTTCGGTGGCAGTTCTCGGGTTGCCAGTCTTGTTGAGCGATTGGCGATACTGAGAGAGATTGCCTTGCAGAACATTCTCAAGATCCGCGTTGACCGCCATAGGAGCGTCCAGAACACCGGCAATGTTCTGCTGGATGACTTCGTAGTCTGGAGGAAGTATCGCATACGGTCCTTGTTGAACGACGCTGGTCTTGCTGAGAGCGTTCGCATTTAGGGGTCGGAACAGAATCTGAGTCCGCGCAAACGCGCTGTCTACCATCGAGCAACGGAGCCGGTTCTTCAGCTCCATCGCCTGAAGCATCTTGATGCCAAGACCCTTTACACCGTGATGCTCGCCGTCGCCACGGTCGTAGTACATCGGGTGAATGACCTGCTCCCACCGGCTGAACCGGCGAAGCTTGCGGTACATGAAACTCTCGCTATCGCGTTCATCGATGATGGCATGGCTGATCTGACCGTCGAATTCCTTGTAGAAAACGTGGCACATCAAGACCACCTCGGAACGTGCGCTGAAGGTGATGTCGTTCGAGCGAAGCTGCTTCTGGAAGAACTCCCAGTCGTATTGAACGCCTGAGCGATACGGTTCGGGCATCGCAGCGCGAATACGCTGGCGAACATAGTCAACGTCCCAACCGGAAGCTTTTGCCGCCTCTTCGTCTTGGATCTTCTCGAACAGGTCATCCACGCCCATTCGGGTGCGGACGCAGGCTACTTTCCAGTCGCTGACATTAGACTTGGTGCCATCGGGGACGAGAAGATCCGTCGCCATGATGGCTTTGCAGCGCCAGTTGGTGTTGTCCTCGAAGATGAGCGGACCGTCGCCAATAAGGACCATCTCACGCTGCGAGAGCTGCATGATGTAGTCGAAGTCCTTGTCGAGCTTCTGGAGCCGATCAAACTCCTCGGTGATGATCTTCGACCATTCCTCGCGCTTATCCATGTCGTTGCCGTAAGCGGTGCGGACATTTGCGTACGTCGGAACCTCGGCGAACACGTCGTAGAAGGAAGACATGGCCAACGTGAGGAACGCTTCCGATTCACGGAAGTTGACGTTGGTGCGGAACGCTTGGTTATTACGGCGCAGTTCTGCTGGATTGTACGGAGGATTTCCATCAACGAGTCCGCGAAGCTTTGCGCGAGTGCTATTGCGAAGCTCATCGGCCATAATTAGCTTCTGGAAGATTTCGCGAGCGGATGCCGCATCGGCGATACGAGTTTCCGGGGCTTTGCCCTCCTCGTTAATGGTTTCGAGCGGTAGTTGGGCTAGGTTTCCGTACATGATCGTTTTTTCCAGCAGTGAGCCGGGAGGTTTTCGTTCTCTGTAGCGTCCGAGAATTTATGGAGTGTTTCAATGGGAAACCACACCATGCTCCTGATGAAGCAACCGCAAAACTCGCAGCTTTGCAGACTTTCGTCTACTGGAGTGCTGCCGTGTTGAGAAAAAGTTTTAACAGCATCCTTCAATACACGGGCGTTGCAGCCGGTGCATCCAAGTGGCTTTCGGTTGAATGGACAACTTGAGCAGATGTTTGCGCGTCGATTTGCTTCCGCTTGACCAACTTTGCCGCCGCCAACGGTAAGTCCGTGGAGAAGGCTCATGCTAAATCGGATGACATCTCCGAGCTGAAGCGATTTCAAACCTGCTGGCTTGGGGATATTAACTTCGTCGTAAGAGCAATCGGCACCGTTAAGACACGCATATTCGGTGATTAAAGTGTCAAGGTTGCTGGGAATTTTAATCGCGTTCGCAGTGTAATGGTTACGGATAAACTCATGGAGTTGCGGCCATGATCCTCCGGCTATTTCGATTCCGGTTTCAGGAACTCGATAGCTCCATCCGCCGGGAATTACCATGTGTTCGTTCAGCACCTTGTATCCACTCATACGTCTCCTTCGTAATAAATTGAGTCAGCGTCCCTGACTAGTTTTTCCCACACTTTATCCAGCTTGGTCGAGCGAGGTTCGAGAACAGAGGTTTTGCGCACCAGATCAAGCAAGACTACAGCAGCGTCGGCCAAATCAGGCGATTTTCCTGTCCGTTGCTTCATCACAGTCTTCGATTCGACCGATATCTTTCGCTTGGAATCGTCGAACATTCGCGCACAGAACTCTTGAAGAGTCTCAATGTCCATACCTCCAAGACGTTCTTCAACGGCCCATTTGCGCATCGAGAACCATAGCTCAGTCACCTTTCTATCGTAAGCCTCATTGCACGGCCTACTGTCCTCGTCGCTGACGGGAATCGTTGATGGAGAGCCGCCGAACTCGACGCGATGAACCACACCCCATTCGCGAGTCAAAATGTCAGCCAAACCGCCGCCTTCGCCGCTTGAATCGAGAGCAAACCTATCGGGAGGCACACCGCGCTTGTTGCATTCCTCTTTGACTCGATTGGCTATCTGGTAATGGACCGGCTCGGTTAGCTGCGCATTGGGGGATATCTGGATGATATCCTGAAAGAGTATGCTCAGTTTGTCGTTTGCGGTGCCAACCTTAGCAAAGCGAAGGACGCATCTATCGCCGCCAAAACCCGGATCAAGACCGGCAACGACTTGGACATTGGTGGTAAACACCAAATTCTTTGTAGGTGTGTGCGTCTCGATGAGCGATTCGGACAAGACCGTCTTGACCATGCCATCAGGACTCCAGAATCCGCGTGTGTACTTCCAGAACGTAGGACTCTGCTCGCCCTCATGGCGCATCGCCGACAAGACCTGATCGTGAGTAATGAGGTACGGATACTTTGTCCTGCCCTCACTGATGTTCGGCGACTTCATGCCGTCAAAGCGTCGGCACATTCCGCGTTCTGTCAGCCAGTGCTGGTCTTCAATTGTGACGCTGCGCCAACCTTTTGCCGGTGTGCAGAAGCGTCCATGAGGATCGTACTTTGAGGCTGGATTGCCGATGACGAGCATCTTGAACTCGCGACAACCCTTAGAAAGGTTCGTACACGCTTCGAACGCTGCTTCAGGCGTATCGGTAGCTTCGTCAATAATAACCATCACACGCTCGGCGTGGATGCCCTGAATGTTGGCCACAGCCTTCGAAGTGTTACCTTCTGCAACGGCGATAGCGGAAATGGAGTGCCGGTCGTCGCCTTTGATGGCTTGAAGACTCATCTTCGAATCGACCATGTTTCCAGGGAATCCTCGCGATTTCCGAACAAGATCCTGAAGATTTGCCCACATACGCTTTCGGATCATCTTTGCCGTTGTAGACGTGAGAACAACGGTTGTCTTGGAAGGATTGGCCAACCACCAAACAGTCGCAAAGAGCGTCGCGCCGAAGGTCTTTCCGCTCGCTCCGCATCCCGCCCATCCAACGTAGTCATGCTCGCAAAGACCCTCTACTTGAGCTTCTAGCCACGGATTCCAGCTCATCTTCGGCCATAGCATTTTGGTGGCGTTAACAAAATGGTTGAAAGTGCCTAGACCTCCTTCATTCGGTTGGAGCCGATTTCGGAATGCGTAGAGTTCCAGTTCTAGGTCTGGAATCTTGACGGGCGAACGAATCCCGTACTTGTGGTCGATCAATGGATGCTCTGACACTTGCTCTGCCATAGTTTGGCCTTGCATTAGTTGTCGTTGGACTTGAGGTTCTGCGAAAGGAAAAATATGCCGTCGCAACTTATTTCTTCATCCGGCTGTTGCCAACCTTGCGACTCCGAACCGATTGTCGTAAACACGCCCGGACCTCAAGGTGCAGCGGGTACTAACGGAACGAATGGCGCAAATGGAGAAAATGCGTTCTCGTACACGACCGCGTCGTTTGTAGTTCCAGCGTTTGGAGTGTCGGTTGTCGTTCCGGTTGCCAACACTTCGTTTCTTCCAGAATCGGTTGCTGGACAGTTTTTTGTCTCCGTTCAGGGATGCGGCTATTTGCAGGTAACGGATGTCACCGGACTCAATGTAACGCTTAAAAATCCGCTTGCTGGCGTACTTGGTATTCCGAATGCGATTCCGACGACGGTGATACCAACCAGTGCGCTTATCACGCTGGCGGGTGCGATTGGCGCCACGGGTGCCGCTGGCGTCGCTGGTGGCGCGTCATCCGCAGCAACGTACATCGTACGAGTTCCAGATGTTTCAGTGCCGAGTGCGACTGCTCTCAATTCTTTTTCATCCGGTTACCTCAAGACTCAAGGGTCGAGCGGATCAGGTTTTCTTTCGACCGTTGCAACGGTTCCTGTTGGCGAAATCAGCGGCGTGTTGCCGGTTGCCAATGGTGGAACAAACGTAGCAACCGTACCTACCAATGGACAGTTGCTCATTGGCAATGGAACTGGCTACACGTTGGCCAGCCTTACCGCAGGGTCGAACATCACGATTACTCCGGGTGCAGGAACGATCAGCATAGCGGCCACAGGAGCTGCGGCGGCGTTCGTCTACGAAACGTTTACGCGGAGGGTAAGCGGAACTGTGGGTGCTGGTGCGCCGCAGATTAATCCTAGTTTAACCAAGAATCCGTTTAGTTTAACAGAATTTCCGTCTGGATCTTGGACTGGAATTGATACCGCATCACGATTTACTGCGGCTACAGGTCGGTTTACGGCGGCTCTTGCAGGTTATTACCGAATAGATGTTGCCTTAATGTTAAGCGCAGATACAGGAACGTCCTCTACGGTTTCTTTTAAGATTAGAAAAAACGGAACGACCGATATTGGACCTGCAAATATTCAGACAACAAACTCAACAAGTTTGGTTGGACCGTTTTTTATCCAGTACATAGATCAGGCATCTGCTAGCGATTATTACGAAGTTTTAGTTACAACCTCTGCTCTAAATACATATTACATCCGAGAGGGAGCATCGTTCTCAATCCAGCGGATTCAGGCTTAAGCCATGAGCGAACGCGCACCACGGAGGTACACGGATGGGTCTGTCACCTTTGAGGGTGGCGTTGACTCAGGTGTGATGCCGTCTGAAGTGGACAAGAATCAGGTGGCGTTTGCGGTGAATGCCAGCTTCCGGCAAAGCTTCGTTTCTCCTCGACCGGGTTTCATCCAAAAGGACTACGAAACATGCCTTTCGATTACCGCCGATAACACGCTCGTCACTGCGGATCAAACGAACGTAACGGCTGATGGATACTCAGAGGAGTGCTACAGCTCTGGCGGTCTGACCGGCGTGTTCCAGTGTGCGCTACCGTACATCGGGGACAACGGCTCGACGTTCATTCTGATGCTGATCAGTGGTAAAGTGTGGCTTTACGACTGCCTTCAAAACAGCGTCCAGAGCCTTTCGGCATCGCCCGATCTTGAGAATCCATCGAACATACTCGACGGATGGATGGTTCAAGCCGAGAACTTCGTCGTCATTCAAGATGGACAGAGCGCACCGCTGATATTCAACGGATCAAACCTGCGTCGCGCAACCATCGATGAAATCAAGTGCGGTAGAGTAATGGCCTACGTCAACGGACGTATCTGGTACGCTCTTGCAAATGGATTCTCGTTCCGAGCAACCGACATCGTTTATGGAGATGGTACGCGAGCCAGCGTTCTCAAGGAAACCGAGAACACCTTCCTTAATGAAGGCGGTGACTTTGCGGTTCCGTCGGATTCAGGGGGCATCACAGCAATGGCCGTCCCCGGCAATCCAGATACGTCGCTGGGGCAAGGACCGCTTCTCATCTTCACGCCACGATACGTTTTCAGCATAAACGCTCCGGTTGATCGTGATGTCTGGAAGAATCTGAACTATCCGATTCAAGCCATTAGCTTGCTGACTAGTGGAGCGTTGGGTGCGCGTTCAGCCATCACGGTCAACGGTGATGTGTTCTATCGTGCAGTTGATGGTGTTCGCTCGTTCATTATTGCCAGACGTTCGTTCAACGATTGGGGAAATACTCCGATCAGCAACGAGGTTCTGAACATCATCGATAATGATCAGGCCGATCTGCTGTGGGCTAGTTCTGCTGTCGTGTTTGACAATCGATTGCTGATGACGTCTCAGCCTCGGTACAATGCCGAGGGCGTCGTCCACAAGTCGTTGGTCGTTCTTGATTTTGATCTGATTACGTCGCTGCGGAAAAAGTTTCCTCCTGCATGGGCCGGAATCTGGACGGGGCTTGACGTGTTGCAGGTTCTCAAAACCGAGAATGCTTATGGAGACAGATGCTTCTCGATAGCCCGTGGGCTTGATGGAACCATTCAGATTTGGGAAATCAGCAAGGCTGAGAAGTTCGACAACAATCTTGCTGACGGTAAGAAGGAAATCCAGTGGCTGGTTCAAACCCGCGCCTACAACTTCGAGATTCCGTTTGGATTGAAGCGGCTTGATTCGGGCGACATTTTCATCGACTCGCTGGATGGAGACGTTTCTTTCAACGTCGAGTATCGGCCAGACCAGTACCCCGGTTGGATTGAGTGGGCAGATTGGTCCGAATGCGCGACAACATTGCAGTGTCAACCTGCTTGTCCGTTGGCCAATTTTCAGCCTCAGTACAGGCCGAAGATGCGATTGCCGACTCCTTCGGATGTCCCGTGCAATTCGAGCATCAGCACTCCGACAAGAAACATGTACGAGGTTCAGATGAGCCTCACGATTACTGGGTACTGTCGCATCAAGAGCATTCGAGTTCACGCTTACGACGTTCAGGAACCTGCGGTCGGAGAGTGCCTTGTGTTCGAAGGATGCAAAACTCTTGAAGGTTGCGACGTAAACCCGTTCCTCTACACATCGGAATAGTATGCCAAACCTAACCCTCATCACGCTTACAGCCCCAAGCCTTCCGGCAAATTATTGCCCTGCATCTTACCAGAAGTTGGCCAACGATATCATCGGCGGCACTCAGGCTACGTTCAACAGCACGATTGGAAACTCGTTCTTCAATTTTGGACCGACGTATCCGGCAATTAACAACCGGATTTACCCGTGGCTTGATGAAAATGGTCAGTGGTGGATTTACGATCAAGGATTCTGGCTTCGTAAAAACCCAGTTACGGCAGCATACGAGCGTCGCATCTATGTCGGGACGACCACGGATCTTCTTTCGTACGACGGCGGCGACGGAACAGCTACAGCGACAACCACAACCGGACCAATGTGGGAAGTTGACACTGAGTTTGAGGCTCGCTTCCCGGTTGGCGTTGGAGCGTTTGTTGCGAGCGGCGCGGTTGCTGTTCTTGGAAAAGCGACATCGACGGCAATCGTTGGTGAGGATCAGCACAAGCTGACGGTTCCAGAGACTCCGTTCAACGACCACACGCACGGCGTCGCTCAACTAATTGCTCCGGCAAACGACGATTACTACCTCGTCAACAAGTCGTGGAGCGGACTTGGTTCGTATCCGACGCAGATTCTTCAAGGTGCTGCCGGAACTGGTGGCGGCGGAGCTGGTCCGAGCATTACGACTGGCGACATTGGAACGACCAGTGCCGACAAGACCGGCAACGACACGCAGAATGCCGTTGGCCACAATAACCTGCCTCCTTTCTACGGTGTTTACTTCATCAAGCGAACCATTCGAGTCTACTACACCAAATGAAGCTCATCGTTCAGGACATCCGCTCGACTATCGCTCGGGTTATCGGCACATGTGTCGATGATCAGCGCGTTTATGATTACATCAATCAGGCGTGTCGAAGGCTTCTACACAAGGGTCTGTGGGCCGGTGCGTACGGGCGGTTCACGATTCATACGGTCGGCGGTTGCATCACTTGGCCGCGACAGATTGAAACCATCGAGTCGGTAGCCGATTGCTGCGGAGTCGGAACGGTTCGCAATCAATGGTTCGAATTTCAAGAGTCTGGATACGGACTTCTTGGAGGAGAAAACGGCGCATGCGTCGGCAAGCAGCTTGTTGATCGTGGCACCGTCGTCTCTTACCGCGACATGTCCGGTGGCACTAACAGCTACCTGCGAGTCTATCCTGGTGACGCTTCTGACGTTGGCAAGACCATCACGCTGCAAGGAGTCGATCAGAACGGAAACTGGATTCGCACTCAGTCCGGCGGCGTGTGGATTGACGGAGAGAAGCTGACGCTCGCTTTGCCGTACGTTCAATCCACCAAGAAGTTCATCTCGTTGAGTGGCGTCATTCGCGATGCGACGAACACTGCCAGCCGGTTGTACGAGTACAATGCGACGACGTTGCTGGAACTTGATCTGGCAGTTTACGACCCAGATGAAACTTTGCCGCAGTACCGTCGCAGCTACCTGACGGATCGTTGCAGCAACGACGAGGACAAGCCCGTCACGGTCATGGCGAAGATGCGTCATATCAACGCTACAAGCGCCAACGATTACCTTATTCCTCCTTCGCCCGACGCTATCAAGCTGATGGTCATGGCGATTCGCAAGGAAGAGAACGATTTGATTCAGGAAGCAGTGGCCTACGAAGCAAAGGCTGTTCAGGCTGTGCAAGAGCAGACGATGCAGTA